ATACGCCGTGATGATCTGGATTTTGAAAGTGAATTACAATCACTGCTAAATTCTTATAGACCACCACAAATAGATATAAACCAGATAACTAGTAAAATAGCTACAAAACAACATACGCTAGAAGAGTTTAGTGATATTGTTAGCAGAGCTTTTAATAGTCTTAATAGTGGTCTAGCCGCATTTATGCCAGGCATACAAGCGGGTGATGCAGCAGCTACTGGCAAAGCAAGATATAGAGTTACAGCTGCAGGCAGAGCTATTAGAACAGAATTTGCAAGAAAAACTCCCTGCAAATTAAAAAATGCTGGTAGCATAGTAGAAAACTTTAACAAATCTACACAAGAAATATTTCTTGGTGCTACTTTTGCCACATTGCGTAGCGCAGTGAACAATGTACTTACGCCAATAATTAGAAAAAGTTTTAGCGATAGCGGTATATTTTTAGCAGAAAAAAGTACAGATAAATCAAAGATTAATAAAAATACACCTGCTGCTGATATTAATCGCGCATTTACAATAGGTGAAATTGTTGTATTTGGTCACACAGGTGCTAAAAGTACAGATCCAGAAACCGGAGCAGTTGAAATAGTTGGTTTTATAAGTCCCTGGATACAGCAAATAATGTTGTTAGCAGCTCAATCTAGCGAGCCACAAAATGGCACAGATATTATAAATGGTTTTGTAAATACTAGTGGACAAGTAAACTACAGTGTACAATTTTCTAAACAAGTTTCACCGCAAATAAAAACTCTTATGCAAGCTCAACTAGCAGTAGTTGTGCCAATGACAGTTAAGACTAATAAAACTATACTAGAAGGTGAAACAAAAGCAGCAGATCAAATTATACAAAATTTATTTGGTACTACTTACAGAAAACTACGAAATAGTTTAATAGATCGTGTGCTAAGTGCAGACAATATACGCAGACTAGTAACTGGCTTAAAGTTTTCACCAACACTTATTCAATCGCTAGAAACGGGTTTTGTAGAATTATTAAAAACAGGCAAGTTTAAAACTAGTAGTAAAGCTACTAGTAAGAAAGCAGAAGCTTCTGTTACAGCAGAGAATATAGTTAAATTAAACCTTAATAAAGGTGCAGTTAAAAAAGTAAAATTACCTACTACAACCTTAAAATCAAAAGCTACTAGAATACCCAAGAGCAAAACAGTACAAGAACAAAAGTTGCAGCAAGAAGTAGACTTGTTAAGTTTGCAAAATTTATTGAATATCAATCTTGTTCAAACTGTGAAACAAAATATGGGTACTGGAACTCGCAAGGATATACTCAACCTACGTAGTGGCAGATTTGCAGAAAGTGTACAAGTAAAGCGACTAACGCAAAGTCGTGAAGGTACTGTAACTGCATTCTATAATTACATGCGTAACCCATATGCTACGTTTAGTCAAGGCGGCAAGCAACAATATCCTCGTAGCAGAGATCCTAAAACATTGATCTCCAAGTCAATACGCGAAGTAGCACAACAACTAAAGATTTCAAGATTAAGGGCCGTACTAGTATGAGCAAACGAGCAAAGATTGTAGCGGCCCTTGCCGAGAAGTTTAAGGTTATAGATGGTTATCCACCATATATAACTAACCTAAGCAGCAACAGTTTTGCCAAACTAAAGTTTTGGGATGAAATACAAGATTTTCCCAGCGTTTATTTAAGTCCTGGCACAGAAACTCGCGACTATCTTCCTAGTGATTTTACCTGGGGATTACTACGAGTATGTGTTAAAGTCTACTGTAAAAGCGAAGAAGATGCACAAGAGCAACTAGAACAATTGCTTGCAGATTTAGAAACTTGCATAGACTTAAACAGACGACTAGTATACGATACAGACAACAACCATGAAACCACAGAAATTTTAATAGACTCAATAACTACGGATGAGGGCCTATTAGCTCCCTATGCAGTTGGCGAGATTAACTTACAAGTTCGTTATCAGATCATGTAAGCAACCGTATTTTGAACAGCCAAATACAGATAAACATCTCGTAACAGCTGGACAAATACCTTTAACTAAAGGGAAAAAATATGTCAGTTAATTTATTACGTAATAGTAAAGTATACTTTACTACTAATGTTGACACAGCAGCGCCAAATATAGGTAAAATTAATACTACAGGCCACACTGTTAGTAGTACGTTTGAGATCCAAGTATTAGATGACCTAAGCTTTAGCCAAACTACTGCCGTAGAAACTATTGCTGTTAATGAAACAGGTGCAGCACCTATTCGTGGTCAGCGTACTTTTAACACTGCACTTAATCCAGTAGATTTTAACTTTACTACCTACATGCGTCCTTATGATGATGCTACAATAGTTAGTGCAGAAGAAAGCGTATTGTGGAACGCAATGTTTGCAACAGATGCTATTGGTGGTACAAATCCAGCTTGGACAAATGGTGCAGCAGGTACAGATCCAGCAGTTTGCCAATTAATCAACTCAGCAAGCCATCAACTACAGCGTTTTGGTATTATTGTTGTATTTGACCAAAATGTGTTCTTGTTAGACGACTGCTCACTAAACACAGCAACTATTGACTTTGGTATTGACGCTATTGCTAGTATTCAGTGGAGTGGCCAAGCTCGTACAATCAGACGTCTGGCAGCTCCTACAGATACAGCAGGTACTTGGAGTGGAAGTTTAACTGGTCCATATACACCTAAAGTTACAACAGCGCCATTTATTGCTAATAAGTTGAGCACAGTAAGTTTAGTAAGCAAGATTGGTGCATATGGTACAAGCCCAACATTTAATGGTGCTCCAAGCGGTAGTGGCAAAACTTATCAAATGCCATTAACAGGCGGTAGTATTACACTAACAAATAATATTACTTACTTAACACCTGCCTACATGGGTGCTATTAATCAACCGATTACCTACTTTACAGGTAGCCGTAGCGTAACAGGTAGTTTAACAGCATACTTACGTACTGGTACCGGTATCGGCACAAATAACTACAGTGCTAATCTATTTAGTGACTTAATTGCACAGGTTAATAGTGATAGCGATCCTGAGTTCTACCTACAAGTAGAAATTGGCGGTGCTAGCAACAACGTACGCGTAGAATTAGAAATGCCAGGTGTTGTACTAACAATTCCTACTGTAAACGCAGAAAGTGTAATTACCAGTACAGTTAATTTTACAGCTCAAGGAACAAATGCTGGTGCATTTAATATTCTTGAGAATAATGAAATTATGGTTAAATACTTTGCCTAAAGTTTTATCAACCGGAGCTAGATATTCTAGCTCCATTTATGCTATATAACAATGACACAAGAACTTAGTTTAAAATCCTTACTAGTACCCTCAAAAGCTGTTGAGGTAGAATTTCCTGGTATGCCAGGCTTTGTAATTAACGTTGCATTTTTAAGCCGCGAAACACTTATTAATATTCGCAAAAAAGCAACCAAAACTACATTTAAAAATCGTCAGCCACAAGAAGAACTTGATGATGAGTTATTTTTAAAACTATATGTAGAAAATGCTGTTAAAGGTTGGCGTGGATTAAAGATTAGCTATTTAGAGCAATTAGCTCCTGTAGATGTTAGCACACTAGATCCAAACAGTGAATTAGGTTATACTAGTGAAAATGCACTATACTTAATGAAGAATAGTACTAACTTTGATAGTTTTGTTAGTGAGCAGGTAAGCGACCTGGGAAACTTTTCGAAGAACAAATAACTGAGGTTGAAACTAAGTTAAAGAATTACTTTCAAAATCAACAAGCTGGTATGACTAAGCAACAGTACTTTGACATGTGCAGTCAATTAGGTACTGAGCCAATAGAAGCAGAAATACCAGTAGAATTAGATGACTTACCACTAGAAGTGCAACAAGCACTACTAGTTTATCGTATGCTAAAAGACGACTGGGAAGGATTTAATGGTATATATTTAGGTAAAAGCTATATTGGCCTAACAGAAATTTTACACTATACAGAAATCGAGCCAGAGGATCATAAAATTATACTAACGCTTATTAGAATAATTGATGGTATACGTAGCAATATATTGAATGAAAAACAGAAAAA